AATTGCATGAAAAAGTAACGGACGACCAGTGATGGACGAAAGCCCAAATATAATGCAGTCTTCAACTTCGCCATAATGTTTTTTAAGATCATAGAGATACTCTCTCCTGATCTGTGCATACGTTACAGGAATGTTTGCGTTTAGGTAAGCCATAATTCATTATAAAATTATTGCGCCAACAATAAGACCAGCGACAAAACAAATAATTTCTCTTCTGTTATGTAACTGCCAAATCATAAATTTGTCTATATATTGTTTCATATTTTCCTCCTATTTTATATTACCCCAATTAGGTCCCGATTCATAGTCTACTTTGTTTGGAACTTCAAGTGTTACTGCAGATTCCATTATCTCTTTTATTTTATCTGCATTATCACTTACTGATATATCAAGTTCATCATGAACTTGTATGTGTGGAATAATTCCTTCTTTATATAATTCAATCATTGCTTTCTTTGTCATGTCAGCAGCTGATCCTTGTATTAATCTGTTTAAAGCTTTGTATGTGTAAGCACGTTTAATCCCTGGTCCGTGTTCCGTGAGCGCTGCATCATGTGGTAATGGTTTATGAATACCAAACTGTGTAGGTTCCCAT